ATACTTTATAGCTATTTTATTTCTATTTTTTGGCGTTTGACCGCTTACCGCTACACTACTAAAGAAAGTGTTGTTTGTGCTTCCTGCGGAAAAAGCTATAACTCCTGCAACAGTTGTAAATTCTATACTTACAAAATCTGTACTTCCGTCTGAAAGTGATATTTTTCTTGCGGTTGTTCCGTCTCCTAATGCTTCTAAATCAGCAAACAAAACACCCTCGCTATCGTTAAATAAAGCATCATCTCCACCATTTATACATCTATCTTGTGTTCTTGTAAGTACAGCACCTGTTGTTTCGATTACACTTGTACTGTATGTACCTTCTTCTAATTGCGCACCCCATACAGCTATTTTATCACCTGAAACACCACTTACCTCAATATCTACAAATATATTAACACCGAAATTGGTTGGTGTTACATTGTCTTTTGTATATCTCACCCATTCATCGGTAGGTGTAATACTAACCTGTGTATCTGTAACCCCAAAAGATACGGTAGGGTTTCCACTTAATTTTTTAATGTATACAGAAGCTGACCTAACTGTACTAAAATTTGTGTGTGTTGTAAAAAATCGTAGTGTAGAATTGTCGCTACCTGTTTTTTTAATAGTTGCTGCTGTATTTGAACCGTTAGGTGCTACCGCATCATTATTAGTAGTTGTTTCACTTCCATTCAAATCTGTCCAACCTTCTAAATCTCTTGATTTGGATATTTGGTTAGTCCTCTGTGGCTCTAATAGTAAAGTAGGGTCTTGTGGGTTTGTAGGGTTGTAGTCAAGCCTTGCTTGGTTTGCTAATACGCTTTCAACTAAACCGTCTTTGTTTACTCTTGTAGCATCTGCATCTACTGACACGGTAAAATCCCCTGCGGTAGTATTAGGCACAACTGAATACAATTCAGCATCAGCAGCCTTGTAACCGCTAGGTATCTGTACTAATGTAGCTTTTTGATATATGTCAGCTAGAGCCATTATTCATCTGTTTCCTCCTCTTTACTCTCGTTGAATATCTTTACGATTTCCTGTACCTGTGCTATGTAAGCAATAGGCAAAGAGTTAAGAATTGCGTTTATACGTTGTATTTGTTCGTCTGTAATTTGCATTAGCCTTTTAATAATTCAACTTCTGCCTTTAAATCTTTTATAGCTTGTACAAGAATAGGGACAAGTTTTCCGTAACTCATTTCTAACTTTTCAGGGTTTTCGTCATAGACAAGTCTTAATGTATCATCGTCTACTGACTGCACCTCTTGTGCTATAAATCCAAAATCTTTTTTGCCTTTGTTGGCTGAATAAAATTCTTCTCCGTCTTTATCCGTTTCTGCTCTATTATCCCAAACAAACTCTCTTGGTTGTAGGCTGTCGATAAAGTCTAAACCATAAGAGATGTTTTTTATATCTGTTTTATCTCTTTGGTCAGATAATGAAGTTATAGAGGTAACCGCACAACGTAAAGAAGCAACGGATGAGTTACCTAATGTTATTTCGTTACTAACAGAACCGCTGCTAGAAACTGCAGAATACCCTATATTAGTTATATTGTCTCCAGTTGCTCCGCCACCAGTTGAAGCACCTATACAAGTCCTTCCAAATCCACTTACATTAGCGTCGTCTGCGGCATATCCTACCGCAGTGTTCATAGGGCTAAAAGTTTGATTTTGTAGAAGCAATGCATTAACTCCAATTGCTACTGTTCTACCATCGCTTGTTGCAGCACCTAAAGCATTTGCACCAATAACAACATTGTCATTGCCATCAGTATTTACATCCATTGCTGATGAGCCAATTACTGTGTTTCCATTTCCAGTTGTTATAGCATTTCCAGCACCTTCACCAAATACTACGTTATTTGCCGGATTGCCACTTAAACCACTTGGCACGTTAGAAACATATACCGATGTTCCGTCTACCGCACAATCACTTAATCCATTCAAGTCTGATGCACCTCCGCCACCTAAATTATCAGGTGCTATCCTTACGTTATCAGTACCATCGTAACCTACTACGAAGTCTACGTTTGCACTATCTGTTTTGAGCGTAAACTCACTAAATTTTTTATTTGCCATTTTTTTATTCTTCTATAATTATATTGTCTCCATTTTCAGCTATTAGGAAATCTCCGTTTTCTGCTGTAACTCTGTTTAGGGTTTCTGCAATACTTTGGTAAATACTTCCCCAAGTGCTACTTACAAATCCCCAGTATGTTGTTTCGTATATCTTTCCGAACGCCATTATTTCTCTCTATATTTTTTATAACAAATAGCCAATGCTTGGTCCTTACCGTATTCCGAGCTTATTTGGACAATACATCTTTGTATAAAGTCTCTTTGCTCTTCTCCTGATTTTGGTTCTGGTATTGGCATATACTTAAAAACTGCTTTAGCTTAATTATGTTTTGTTTCTTTGGTTTATATCTCATAATACCCATCCGTTAAAATTATCTGACTTGTCAGGATACATTCCGTCTTGGCTAGAATCATTATATTCGGGATAGCTACTACTGTTGTCAATTATGTAATCTAAAAACCGTCTAGTGTAGAACTGAGCTTTACTCTTTGAGTTCTCTACCAGATAGTGTATTTCTTCCATCGAAGGAGTCTCTGAAGACTCACTTCGATGTTTATAAACACCTCCGTTACTTACTTGGTAAGATGCAAACATATAATAGTCTGACTGTGCAAACCAAATTAGCATCGGTGTTATATAGTCGTTCAGGAGTGTCTTGTAGGCTGCATTCGCAGGGTTGTCTATAGTGCCACCAGTAATCAGCGTTGATATCTTGTCGTATAGACTTGTACCCAGATAGTTCTGGATATGTATATCTTGGCTGACCTCGATGAACTGGATAAACTTGTCAGCATCCACAGAGCCTCCCACAAGAGACTTTCTCCTTAAGTCGTTAGTCGTTACGAACAGTGCTTTCGCCATCTTCTTTCTTTTTAAATAGTGATTTTACCCGGTCCATTGCAGACAACTTCTCACCTGTTTCTTCCTCACGTTTAATTTTAGTTTCGATATTGTCTAGCTGAGTAAACTCAATCGGCTGTAGAGTAACGAAGTATAGGTTGAGGTCAATCTCATTGAACATCAATATAGTCTTCAAGCACTCTATAATCTTTTCCTGGAATGGGCGTATAACAATGTTATCCATAAGAACTGAAGCAGTCCTTAACTCCTCTGCGTTATTGCCAAATCCTGTGTTATCCTTGATTCCAAGAAGTATCGGAGAAACAACTCTGTGACCGAGCATAATCTTTTCACGAGCCTCATCAGCAAGGAACTGATACTGTGCGTGTGCATCTGGGAGGTGTATAGGCTCTATGTCCGCTTGACGGTCTGGGTCTTCATTGAACGCTAAAATGAACTTACCTGAGTTGGATGTCCCTCCGAATTTATCTTGGATTTTGCTTTCAATTAGTTGTTGAGCCTCTTCGTCAGGAACTCCGTTGTTGAAGTTAATCAGTAACGATGGCTGTAGACCGTTTAGTATATTGTTAATGTGGTAGTTAGATACCTCTTCCTCTAATGAGCAATACTGTAAACATCCTTGATAGTCCACAGGGGCATAGTAATAGAATCCAGGTCTGTATGGCTTAATCACATAAAGCTCCCTTAATTCACTATCCTTTCCGTTTCCGAATGTTGGTATTCTTTTTGGGCTGTCAGATGGCTTATACTCATTCCACTTTGGGTGGTAGTAATACGCTCTTATCTTTCCTTCGTCTGCCTTTTCCGCTCTTAGCGTTTCCATAGGGAAATGCGTAAGAGATGTAATTCTAGTTTTACTTTTATTATATACAACTTGAATAGCACCTTGACCAAGTAGTTTGTAATCATTAACTATCTTTTTTACCTCTTCGTCTTTTAGTATCATTTTGAAGCGAGCATACATCTCAGGCTTTTCTTCGCTGTCTGTCGCATTAAGTCCTCTTCCGTAAATCATATCTACAATACCATTGATACAGCAAGAGTTTGTTGGGCTGCTCAGGTAATTGTCAATTAGTCCACCAAAGTAATTATTATCCTCCCCATAGGTAACCCAATCATTTCTGTAGTCCTCCTTAATTTCAGGAATAGTATAGCCCTGTAGGTTTACTACTCTAATTGTTCCTGTTGGTTTATTCTTTCTAGGCATATTATATTGTTATATATTTTTCTCCAGTAGGAGCAGCACTATGCTCTGTATATTCTCCTGTGTTTAGTGTGTGCTTTTGCGTTCTGTCGGTTTGTGCCGTAACATAAACCTTATCCCTAAACAACAGTGTAGAACCTTGCTTCAGCTCCATAAAATAAATACTACCTTCAGAAAGTATTGAGAATGTACAAGGGATGCTTATGTAGTTACCCACTATCGTTGAGGTAAGGTTTGTAAGAGTCTCTGTAGTCCCCGTTCCATCTCTAGTAATCACCAAAGTAAGATTGCTAGCCTCGACATAAGTTCTTGGTATAATCTTAATTATTTGCTCGTTAGTAGATGGAAGTAATACTTTCATATATATATAACTTAAAGGAGCATTATTTGTTTACAAAAAAGCCCCACCATAAAGGTGAGGCCTATTGCGTTTAAGAACCTACTATGTTTAAGAGTTAGTTCCTACTACTATAGTCGCATTTGCAGCAGTTCCATCATATGGATCATCAGCAGTTGGTGAATCTAAGAAATTAGCAGGAGCCGTTTCTTGTGCGGTAAAAGTAAGCGTATATCCGCTAAGGTCCCCCATAGCAGCACCAGTTACAATTGTACCACCTGATACATCAGCACCGTGTTCTAAACCTACCATCATTACATTACCGTTGTAATCTTCAACAGCAATATGAGGACGACCAGCAGCTAAAATTTTAATTTCCTTGTGGTCTTCTTTGCTTAATTTGTGTAGGGTTAGGTTAAGTGTTTGCTCATAAAAAGAAGTTCCATTCTCACGAGAAGCATTGATTGTTTGCTCAAGAGAGGAGTTTCCTTTTACGTCATATTTATAGGCATTAAAAGTTCCTGAAAGAGTAGCAATTTCGTAATCTCCATTAGGAGCATCTGTATAAGATACAGTTCCGAGATCACCAAAATCAGTAAAATAAACAGCTTTTATACCACCTACTACGTCTTTGCAGGGTTCTTTTCTACCTCTAGTTAAATCACAAGCCATAATTATTTAAGTATTAAAAAAGGGTAGGTAGGCTCCAAGGCTTACCTACCCTTTTTAGATTAATGTTTCAGTTTATTAAGAATAAAGAACGATATCAGAACCGATTCCGAATTG